GTATTGGAGATGCAGAAGCATTCACTCGTTCAAATGCTATTAAGTATCTCTCTCGGTTTGGTAAAAAGAATGGTAAGTCTAAGCAAGACATTCTAAAAGCAATTCATTACTGCGTTTTGCTCTATCACTTTGCGGGACTTCACAAGAACACCACTAATACTTACAACTACTGATTATGAAACTATCCGATAAAACTTTAGCTCTACTAAAAAACTTTTCTTCAATCAACCAATCAATCCTTTTCAAAGAGGGTAATCAACTTCGCACTATTTCAGTAATGAAAAATATTCTTGCTGAAGCAACTGTTACTGAAGAATTTCCCAAAGATTTTGGTATCTATGATTTGAATCAATTTCTCAATACCGTCAGTCTTTATCAAAGTCCAGATCTTGATTTTAGTAATGATGGATATGTCTTGGTAAAGGAAGGTAAGTCTAGATCTAAACACTTCTTTGCTGATCCTAATGTAATTGTGAGTCCTCCTGAGAAAGAAATTAACCTTCCTAGTGAGGATGTATGTTTTGAGTTAACTACAGAGCAATTGGATAAAGTTCTTAAGGCAGCATCAATTAATCAAGTGCCAGATCTGTCTGCAATTGGTCAAGCAGGAGTTATTAAACTTGTCGCCCGTGATAAGAAAAATGATACTTCTCATGCTCATGAAGAGATTGTTGGGGAAACGGACAATGAGTTTGTATTTAATTTCAAGGTAGAAAACATTAAAATTCTTCGCGGATCTTATGAAGTAGTTGTATCAAAGAAACTACTCTCAAGGTTTAAGAGTAAGAATCATGACCTAACTTATCATATTGCTCTGGAACCAGATTCGACATTTGATTGATGGAATTTTTACTTTACCTCACTCCTGTTGGAAAGGAACTTTTATATAATGTTCTTTTGGCAAAGTTCAATGTAAAAGAAAATATTGGCCTTTGCAGTAATCCTTTTATAAGTGGAGCAGTTTCTTATCCACCCAAACAATTTGTTATATGTACGGATAATATAAAAAGAAACTCAAAAAATGTGGGGGAAAGTGTAACAAAGACAGTAGTGCATGAAGCAGTTCATGTTGCGCAAGTGTGCAAAAATAACGATATTATACGAGTTCCTAATCCACCTCCTTTGGACAATCAAAAGTATGTTAGACTCAAAATGTCGTTAGTTTCCACAACAAACAATGAATATGATAAAGAATATGAAGCATATCTTCTAGAGGATTATCCAGAAAAAGTGCTTTATTATGTAAAAAAATTCTGTTTCTGACAATGAACATTTTTGCAACTTCTCCTTGGCCTGCCGAAAGTGCTGTCTGTCTCCCAGACAAACATGTTGTTAAAATGCCTTTAGAATGCTGTCAAATGCTTTCTATCGTTGCTTCTAAAAAATGGGGTCATGGTTACGGCCCGTTGTGCAAAACTGATGGCACCCCATATAAAACAGAAAAAGGTGCATTTCGTAATCATCCTTGCACCAAATGGGCATTAGAAAGTATTCATAATGCATATTGGTTAATTAAACATGGTATGAATCTATCTGATGAATATCAACTAAGATACGGAAAACAGCATTCATGCTATAATACTCTTTTACAAGCGTATTATCTTTTTCCACAAGGTAAAATAGACAAAGTAACACCATTTGCCCGTGCTATGCCAAATGAATTTAAACTTGACACAAGCATTGACACTTTTACTGCTTACAAGATGTATATCGCATCCAAACCTTGGGTTGCATCTAATTATCTTCGTATGCCAAAACGAAAACCTGATTGGGTATAAAAAATTATGAGTCGTGATGAATTTTTGTGGGTTGAAAAGTATCGACCCAAAACAATTGAAGATTGTATTCTCCCAGAGAATATCAAAAAAACTTTTACAGATTTCCTAGAAAGGGGAGAAGTTCCAAACCTTCTTCTTTCTGGCCCTGCTGGATGTGGAAAAACTACCGTAGCTAAAGCACTTTGTAACGAACTTGGAGTAGATGTTTATGTCATCAATGGATCTGACGAGGGTAGATTCCTCGATACTGTGCGAAACAATGCGAAAAACTTCGCTTCGACCGTCTCGCTTTCGTCAACTGCTAAACACAAGGTCGTCATTATTGATGAGGCAGACAACACAACATCAGATGTTCAACTCCTCCTACGGGCGTCTATTGAGGAGTTTGCTAACAACTGTAGGTTCATCTTTACCTGTAACTATAAAAACAAAATTATTGAACCCCTCCATTCCAGGTGTGCTGTGGTTGAGTTTGGGATCAAGGGAAAAGAAAAAGTTCAACTTGCTGGTAAATTCTTTCAGAGAGTTCAAACAATCTTGCACAAAGAGGGGGTTGAATATGATCAAAAAGTTATCGCTGAGTTAATTAATAAACACTTCCCTGATTGGAGACGTGTATTAAATGAATGCCAGAGATATTCCGTAAGTGGAAAAATTGATAGTGGAATTCTTGCAACTTTTTCTGATGTAAGCGTTGATGAACTTGTTAAAAATCTCAAAGATAAAAACTTTCCTGAAGTCCGAAAGTGGGTGGTCTCCAACTTGGATAACGATGCTGGTAGTCTACTTCGCAGGGTGTATGATGCCTGCTATGATTGCCTTTCGCCCCAATCTATTCCCGCTGCTATTCTTGTTATTGCTAAGTACCAATACCAAAGTGCATTCGTGGCTGATCAGGAGATAAATATGCTTGCTGCTTTAACTGAACTAATGGTGGAGTGTGAATTTAAATGACCGTAAAACTTATTCGTATGTCCTCGGGAGAGGATCTTATTGCTACAGTAATTTCTGAGGATGATAAAATTTTAACTATCAAAGATAGTATTGTGGCTGTACCAACTGGAACTGGATCAATTGGGTTTGTTCCATGGTCTCCTCTTCTCAATAAGTCCCAAAAAGAATTGGGAGTAAATAAATCTTTTGTTGTCTATATCGCAGAGGTTGACGATGATGTTCTGAACCAGTACAATAAAATGTTTAATAGACTGGTAACACCTCCAAGAAAGATAATTACATGATCGTTTCAGAGACAGATGCAGTTTGGGCCGCAGATGAGTTTATAAAGTATTTTTCTCAAATGGGAAATATTGAGGACTATCTGCGATTTGTAAAAAAGGAAGTTATTAAAACAACTAACACAATTGCTCCTCTTCATGATGAATTCTTTAATGAAGATATTCATCCAGAAGATATGGAGTTTGATATTAAATTTGTTGGGGATCGTTTTCAACAAGCACTTCCCCAAGAACACTATAACAATCTTCTCAAAGTTGTTTCTTCTCACAATAATGAATCTAACATTCCTGGGAGGGAACTTCGTTGGATGGTTTATGAAAAAAATACCAAGAAAGTTCTCGGATTCATTCGTTTCGGATCACCGACAATTAATTCGAAACCAAGAAATGAATGGTTGGGGAAACCTCCCGATCTTTCTATTTTTAATCGTCATGCGGCCATGGGTTTTGTGATCGTACCTTCACAACCCTTTGGATACAATTATCTTGGTGGTAAACTTCTTGCTCTTCTTTGTTGCTCTCATTATGCGAGAGAAACATTGAATAAAGTATTTGAAAAAGATATTGCTTTGTTTGAGACTACATCATTGTATGGATCAACAACAGATGCATCTCAGTACGATGGTCTAAAACCCTTTATGAGGTACAAGGGACTTACTGAGAGTAAGTTTCTTCCATTGCTTCATGATGAGGCGTTTCATCGCCTTCACGATCGATTTACTTTATTGAACAATAATACTCCTTTGACTGATAATAAGGCTTCATCTAAAAAAATGAAGAGGCAAACAAAGATGATTTCTATTATTAGAAATTCTTTGCAAGATCAAGAAAAACTCTCATTATTCAATGAAGTCATTGATACTGCTTTTACTTTGACGCAAAAGAAAAGATTTTATATTTGTGAGTATGGATATTCGAATGTTCGTGAAGTTATTCTTGGTGAACAAAAAGAATTGGTTCGTGGATTGAATTGGGATAAATTTTATCTTGAAAATATTATTTCTTGGTGGAAGAAAAAGGCTGCAAAGCGATATGAAAAATTGAAGGAGGAGAATAGATTTAGAACTAAAGTTGAACTTTGGACAGATGGTGATGACATTCAAATTATACGATGAACTACGAACTTAAAGATTGGTTGAATTCCATAAATTTCTCAAAAAATAATTTAACTGAAGAAAATCCAGATATTATTAAGGAATATGCTCCTTATATAATTAACAGATGCCTAAGCAGTCATATTGACGCTATTATATTTGCCAATGAGATGAATATGAATCATCACTTGGATAAAGACATGCAATATTCGTTTTATCTAAATAGTCTAAGGAAAAGGAAGAGATTTTCTCCCTGGCTCCGTAAAGATAAAATTGAAGATTTGGAATGCATTAAAAAGTACTATGGATATAGCACTGAAAAGGCCTTGCAAGTTCTGAAAATCTTATCGAAGGAACAAATTAAATTTATTAAAAAACGACTTGAAATTGGTGGAAAACAATGACTACTCAAACTATTGAACCTCAGATAAATTGGTCTCCAAGTATGATGGTGGAGGTCATCCTTAATGAACCCGATGATTTTCTTAAAGTTCGTGAAACTTTGACTCGTATCGGAGTTGCATCACGCAAGGAGAAAAAACTCTATCAATCTTGCCACATCCTGCACAAGCAAGGTAGATATTATATTACTCACTTCAAAGAACTATTTGCTCTTGATGGTAAACACGCCAATCTTACTGTAAATGATGTTCAGAGACGCAATAGAATTGCTCGTTTGTTAGTTGATTGGGGTCTAATTACTATTGTAAACGCAGATCTTATTCAGGATATTGCTCCTCTAAATCAAATTAAAGTTCTTTCTTATAAAGATAAAGGGGATTGGACTTTAGAACAAAAATATAATATTGGTAATAAAAAGAAAGTTGAGGTTGTTGAATGATGAACTGTGGAAGTTTTGAATTTACTTATCGGCACACAAATGAAAATGCCGCTTGGCATAGTAATCCAGACACAAAGTTTGCCTTACCTTCCGAAGATGTAAGACACTGTTGTGAG